GCACATCTACCCCCATGCTATCTGAATACATCAACAGTTTTGCGAAGTTAGGAGTGGGTGCTGCGTTTGAGCCCAAGTTTGGTGACGGAAGATTTACCATGGTAAACCGCACAAGAGCAGTGATGAACCTCGGAGATATGAAGTATTCAGTCAGTCTGAAATTAGCCTCACACTTTCAGTTTGTCGGGGCCAAGTTCGGACTAACAAAACCAGTGCCAAGGTCCAACTTCTATGGCTACAATAAGAAGTACATCGATGAAGACGGAGTTTATGACCCACTTAGGGCTATAGACGAGTACTCGAGAACGGTACCAGGTATGCGTCTAAACAAAGAAGACTTGAGAGCATTGGCATCTACTGATAACATTGTTGACAGCCAGGAAGCATACATTTATAATATGCTAGTCTCCTGGCTCAAGGCGAGGTTATACGTTGACATGAAAGGCAAAGACGGCAAAGTATCAGTATCCAAGTCTGACTTCACAGATTCACACATAGGCTATTCTATGTATGGTGACTTCGGAGATAGGGACTATATTATAACATTAGGGCCGCCGGCAGGTGAAGACGACACACCGTATAAAATGGAGTATAGGGATAGTACCAATTTCTGGAGTCGACCATACGTGATGAAATACTCAAGTAACAGTGTGGAGCAAGTATCGTTCTATATGGCTCATATTTTGGGGTCTTCTGGCACTAGTGGCCTTTCGGCGGATGTACCTATTGAACCACTATCTTTTGACGAACTGCTGCTTGACCCGGTTGGGATGGCCCCAAGCGGTGTTATTAAGCTTTTTGGAGAGTACTGGCAGAGACCTAACGTCATTTGGTTATGGATCATGGACTACGTACGATTGAATAGGGTAGAGCAGGAATTTGCCTCAGCACTGGAACTATTGGGAGCAGTAGCAACACAGCCGCTACCATCATATCATGAGAGCTATCTCTGGTCGAAAGCCATAACAGTTATCAATCTATCAAGGTTCTCACCTACAAGAGCCAGAGTACCGACCAACCTCGGAGGTGAACCCAATATACATGACTTAAACGCCAGCACATTTACATTCGACGAGGGCAAAGCACCATCAAACTTCATCACAGTATCATCCATTCTTAACTACTCATTTTGGGTAGGGTTGTATGGTATGGTGTCTAACTACTCTGAAGACTGTAAATCGTGGGACGACGTTTTTCCGTCATCCGATGCGGAGCTTGGGATATTAAACACTATTGAGGCCAGAGCTGCTATGATAAGTCTGGTTACGGGTAAGGAGACTATGAGCTGCTTCACAACCAATTGTCACTTGACTTACGACTTATCAGCTATGTACGGTATCAGGAAAATGACAGTTGATAAAGTGTACGACGGTGAGCATCCAGGATACTTGCTGTTTGACACCGTGCCGGAATACGTGTCTGGGTCTCTGGTTCTGGGGGCGGTGAGTTCGGATTATCCTGTACTGCAACATCTAGCTCCTAAGCAGTCATTCCACGTGGAAAGGCACGGTCTGGTACAAGCTGATACGGCCGCTAAAATCGCAAATGCTTATAGGTTGTTCGGACATGAGGTCAGGGTGGAGCATTTCAGGTCAGGTGAAATATACCCAGTATATGCTAATGCGGAAGACTCAGTTATTGCCGTGTACGAACTATTCGCACGCACACGGACCTTTGATCTGATGAGAGTATCGTCCTCAAACGCACGGGAGGGGAGACATACAGACATACCTGATGCAGTACACCTAGATACTTATGGTGAGTGCCATCTGGTGATTGATATGCCAGTGCTCGACGTATGCGCCTGGAAACAGAGGCAAATGGTGCACAGACCAACTACGATGGTAGACTCAAGGAGAGTGGCCACTACATTCAGGGTAGGTAGCACATCCGGTTTTGAAAAATCAAGGTTTATGGTTTACAACAGAGGGGGCACGAGGGTCCAGGGTTTTCACGAAACCCAGACGGACTTAGCACCGGAACACCCGGTGGTAAGAAGTACGGTTGTTACCACAGCTCCAATAGAGCCGTCGCTGGAAGCAGACCCTGCACTAGATGTAGAGTAGAAAACCTGAAACACGGTTACCTGCCCTACAACGAGAATTCATATATATCGGCAAACGGCATTGACGAGCAGTCAGGCGAAATCGCTGGGCTGACCGTCTCTTATGGAACACGGCAAGGGATGAGACTCCAATTCAGAATGAGGCAAGGTCATGTACCGATGTGTATAAGGACGTCAGTGGAAGACCTGAATGATATTGAGGCTGTACCTTTCGAGGATGCGACACACGTACTGGTTGGAAGCGACGCAGCGCACGGGTCGACGTCGGAGGTAAATGTAGTAGTTCAAGGAGTAGTGATGAGGGGCCTTAGGCTACAAGGGACAAATTGTAGCTATAGGTACGCAAAGGTTGATCAATACATAATATCAAGGAACAAAGGAATGATAGCTATCATGACAAGGCACTTCAATGGTCTATATGAATCTATATTCATTGACAGGCCACTAGATGAGTCAGCTATCTTCAGGGACAGGTATCCAACGAGAGAATTGAACAGACCCATGACCAGACAGCAGATAGCTCAGTTAGCCAACACAAAAATAACTGCTCAGCATCACATACACTACACGGCACTCGAGATAATCTTGGCAGTAGGGGAATCGCGTGCCTTGAATTCAAATTCAGTGCGGTTACCAAGAGATACCACGATGACTATGTGCGCAGGTGTGGTGTTATGGTACGACCAGCTCAGTGCGAAACTGCAGGAGCAGATCAGTAATTCTGGTCTATTCAAGTGCACCACAGTGGCTGAGTTCAAAGCGGTGGCGAAGTCTATATCAGTGGAAGCAAAATCTCTACAGAATATAGTGCTCACAGACTTGCGCAGCGTATTTGAGATTGACACCTTGGTAAATAGAGTTGATGGCGAGGTGGATTGGCAGGCCGAGATGGAACACAGAACATCACCTAGCACTACGGCACTTAGCTACTCTCAAACTTATACTGCTGCAAGCCGAATATTCATGCAAGCGGCATCAGTGGGAAGGCAGCCCGTCAGTATGGAATGGGATAAGTACTGGGGTTCTAGGTGGCAATGGTCAGCCGCAGGTAGCATACACTCTCAATATGCAGAGGATGAGAAGTATGTTATTAGAACAGACAGGAACCTCAAAAACAAATTCATAGCAATAAGCAATATGCCGAGGGTCAAGGAAACATATTTTACTCATAGGCCACCACAACTACATGCCTGGGCATCAGTTAAATACGAGTGGGGTAAGCTGAGAGCTATATACGGGACCGACATTACGAGCTACATAGTGTCAAACTTCGCATTTTACAATTGTGAGAACGTACTGCCGAAGAGATTCCCAGTCGGAAAAGACGCCAATGACGCAAATGTGGTAAACAGGGTCACAGGAGTCCTTAAAAATAGACTGCCATACTGTCTAGACTTTGAAGATTTCAACAGTCAGCATAGCACAGACTCCATGAAGGCTGTGATAGATGCTTATGGAGACACATTCGCTGAAAAATTCACTGAGGGACAGAAGAGAGCTATTCAATGGACTTCAGCTTCTCTGGACAACATGATCATCAACGACAACGTAGGACTTAAAAAAACTTACGCATCGAAAGCGACTTTGCTATCAGGATGGAGGTTGACCACGTTCGTTAACTCAGTATTGAACGCCATATACACGGACGAAATATGCCAGGGTGCCAAGGAAAAAGGCTCCAGCTTACACAACGGCGACGACGTTCTGATAGGTACCACTAGCCTCAAAACGGCACAAATGTCAATTAAAAAAGGAAGGGAACTGAACATCAGAATACAACCAAGCAAATGTGCATTTGGGGGAATAGCTGAATTCCTAAGAATAGATCACGCCCGTGGAAGTAAGGGACAATACTTGACAAGAGCTATTGCAACTCTAATGCATTCGAGGATTGAGTCAAAAATGTCAACAGATGCAAGGGACTTAGTTGAAGCAATGGAGAATAGATTCTCTGACTGTATACACAGGGGGATGACACTGGATATGATAGTCAAACTACGGCACGTATACTACCAGAGACAAGCCATAATATGTGGTATGACAACAGAGGAAATGTATGTCATTAAACAAACACATAGAGTG